CTGGAATAACTCCCAGTTTCCGGGTGAGCCGTCGCCGATAGCACAAAGGTTACCGCCGTTCAGCACCGCCTCGCGGCTGATGCTTTCCAACTGACCGTAGCGCATCTTTACAAAAAGCCCCGCTCCCCGATCATACCGCCCCATCGGCGACCAGCTCAGCGGCGTTTCCGTCACGCCCACCGGCGTGCGTGCGGCCAAAATGCGGTTCAACCGATAATTGGCATCTTCATCCGAGGCATAAAGCGCCGCTGACCCCGGCCATGGATCTGCCATCACCGCGATATGCGGCGCATGTGGCACCTCTTCGCCCGTCATCAAGGGCAAATCAAGAAACAGCGGTGTCACCGGCACCGGCGCTGCAAAGGCCCGCACCGCCCCCGCTTCTTCTTCAACCTCGATGGGATCATAGCACTCCGGCTCAATGCGCACGGCTTCGGCCTTCTGGGCGCTGCCCATCTGTTCCACCCGGTCAATACGATAAAGCCCGCGCCCGCCGTCTTCAGGCACCGAAATCACATCACCCGCGCCGGCTTCCAATCGCGACGGCGGCAGCACCAAACGCAGGCTATCGCTCGCCACCCGCGCCTCAGCAAGCCACCGGGCGACGGTCTGCAGCCCCTCGGCCCGCGTCAAAGCCATAGGCATTTCCGAGGTCGAAACCGCATGTGTCGCCTCATCCGGCAACACGCTTTCCTCGGCGATCACTTCGTAATCCGCGTCTGCTTCGACAAACCGCAACCTGACACGCCCTGCCAATTCAGAGTCATTGCCGCGCGTTTCCTCCATGATCCCGTCCATCTCGGGGTCACGCACCAAGTGCTCGACCTCGATGACCTGATCAACTTGGCCATCCCTCAACTGGTACCGCAGCACGCCGTCCCGCTCGACCGCGTCCACCCCATGGCGCAGCATCATGGGCTGCATCGCGCCGCGGGCCTCACCCACCTGATCCACCAGATAACCGCGCACAAGACCATGCGCATCATCGCTATCGCCATGCTGCAACCCGGCGCGCGCGCCGATTTCATCAAGAACCGACGGCAAAGTCCGGGCCGACATCCGTCCATTCAGCCAATGCCCCCGCGCATAATTCGCCCCATCCGACCAAAGCCCGCGATTGTTGGGGAAAAACGGAAAAGGCCGCGCATCCCAGGCCCAGGCACAGCTATGCGCCCAATCCACCATCGGCCCGCCGTATTCCTCGGAAACCGGGTTGTGAACCGGATCACTCCAATACCCCGCCATGGCGCGCAGATACTGGAACTGCATCAACTCATCGCGCCGCCCGTTCGAATGGCGCGGCAGGCTGGATTCCGAGGATTTGGGATCAAGGAACTTGTTGGGCTGATTGCTCCCCTTGTCGATCGCGGCACAGCCATATTCGGCAAACCGGATGGGCTTCGACATCGGCAACCAGTCGGTGGGCACCTCGGACCGCACACCGCCTATTCGCTCATGATGTGGATTGACCCACCAGTTGCGAATATCCTTGAACCGCCAGATCCACGGCTCGCCATGCGCCTCATCGGTGATCGGCGTTCGGATCTGCGCCGCGCGCGCCTCGGGTGAATGGTAATACCAATCATAGCCCTCACCACCCTCGATATTGCCTTGCAGATACTCCAGATCATAGATCGAACCCGCCCCGGCATCGGCGTGATCCTCCCCATCCCGCCAATCGCTCAGCGGCATGTAATTGTCGATCCCGATGAAGTCGATATTGGCATCGGCCCATAGCGGATCCAGATGGAAAAACCGATCCCCATTGCCCGGTTGATAGCCGAAATATTCCGTCCAGTCGGCGGCATAACCGATCTTCACCTCCGGCCCCAAAAGCGCGCGCACCTCGGCGGCCAAATCAATCAACTGCTGCACGGCGGGGAAAGAATTATTCGCCCCCCGCAACTGCGTCAGCCCGCGCATTTCCGACCCGATGCAGAAACTCTCAACCCCGCCTGCGGCTTTGCACAAAGCGGCTTGATGCAGGATAAACCGGCGATAGCCCCACTCCTCCGGCCCTGTATAGGTCACAGGGCTTCGGCTCACCCGGCCGCCGTAGATGAATAAGTCAAAGGCGCCATTGCCGCCGGTGCCGCCCGTTCCTGCCTGTCCCCCAACCGTAAAATCCGAGGCCTGCGCACTGCCGAAGAACGCCGCCACCTGCACCTCGGCCTGCGCCGTGCCGTCGGGGCTGCCGTCTTGCCCCGGCGCAAGCGCGCCGGTGATCCGCCCACGCCACGGCAAGGCCGGCTGTTCTACGCCACCATAAGGGTCCGGTAGGCCATTGCCCGCCATCTGCTGCATCAGAATGAAAGGATAATACATGACATCCTGTTCGGCTTCCCTCAACGCCGCAATCGCTTCCACCACCGAGGCATCGGCAGGCGTGCCACCATAAACCGGGCGACCCTCGGCATCGCGCGCCACCCTCTGCGCGCTTTGCCGGTCCAACCCCGACACCTGCCACGGCATATTCGCGGCATCGAACTCCTTTTGCTCCACCATGGGCCGGATCGTGCAGGCGCCACAGCGCAGGTCATCGCCCATCCAACTTACGATCAACGAGGTCGTGCCACAGCTTTTCAACTCCCCCTCAAGACTGTCCAATGAGGTCGGGAAATCCGCCTTCCCCGACGGCGTATTCACATTGGCCAACCCGGTTGAGCCAAACCCGAAATCCATCCGCACCGGCGTTGTGGCAAGGGCATATTCCCCACTGCCCGGCAACATCGCCACACCCCGAACACCTTGCACGGGGTCCAGATCGGCACCCTCCGCCCCGGGTTGCGCCGGGCGGCACACCTCGAAACTGAACTGCGGCACCCGGTTGCCGTAAGCGCCAAGCTCCAGATCCTCGATCACCACATAGGCCGTGCCTCGATAGGCTGGCACCGTGCCCGGCCCCTCAACCGCCTCCATCCGCGGGTCCGGCATCTGATCCGCGGTCCCACGGTAGACACGCATGTTCAGATCATCGCGCGACACCTCGGTGCCATCGGCCCAAACGCGCCCCACATGCGAAATCTCCCCTTCGCACAGCGCAATCGCCAGACTCACCGAATAGCTGTAATCGGCCTGTGTCGGCCTGCGCGGCGCACTCCCCTTGCCGCCGCCGCCGCCAGTGATCGTAACCGTCTCTAGGAATTCCGTCGCCCAGATGACCTGTCCCGCAACCCGCATCCGGCCAAAGACCTGCGCCACGGCGTCGCCCTCGCCCGCCCCCGTCAGGCGCAGGCGATTGACCCGTCCGGTTTCCACCACCTCGGACCCCTGCCCCATCAACCGCTGGTCGATGGACCGGCCAATGACCGCGCCCGCAAACCGGCCCACGGCGGCCATCGACAGCCCCAGAACCGAGCCCCCGACCGAGCCGCCAATCGCGGCCCCCGCCGCCGAAAGAATGATCGTCGCCATGCCTGCTACCCCTTCTTCATGGAAATTCAAATCGCGCCACGATGCGCCGCCGCCACGGCGGCGTCAGCGGGCTTTCAATCACCCCATGCCCCGAATAGGCGTGAATGAATGTGGCCTTCGCGCCCACCTGCGCGGCAATACCCAGATGCTTGGCCACCCCCTGCGCCCGCATCCGAAAAAGCAGCACATCGCCCGGGGCCGCCTCAGCCAAGGGCTTTGCCCGCAAATGCCGCCGCGCCGCACGCCAAAGCTGCTCATCGCCCGCAGGCTCCGACCAATCCATCGTATAGGCCGGCACCGCCTCGGGCTCCGCGCCCAACACTTCACGCCACAGCCCGCGCAACAGCCCAAGGCAATCGCACCCTGCACCCTTGCATGAAGCCTGATGCCGATAGGGCGTTCCCAACCACGCCCGCGCGGCGCACAAAATCTCACCCCCCCGGTTCATCCCCGGCGGCTCCCGCCATCCAATCGGCCTGCCCGCGACGGATCGCTGATTGTCCAATCATCGCCGGGAATATCCGGAAATCCTTGGAAATTCAGATAATTGTTGAACTTCAACCGACAGGTCTCGCCGCGCTTGTCACAGCCTGCAATCAGACGCAGGCAATCGCCCGCAACAATCGGCGCGCGCAGCGGCGCCCACAGCTCGATCACCCGCACGCCTGCCTCGTCAACATCGCTCTTGATCGGCCCGCGCAGGCCCGCCGCCTCGCCGCTGTCCATGCGCAAAAGCCCATGCCGAAACCACGCCGGGGCAAAGCCTGCCAAGGACGAAAACCGAAACACCCGGCGCTCCTCAACCTCTTCAACCGCCATGTCGGCAAAATATCCGGGCATGGTCACATCGAACCCACAGGCCCCGTCACCCAAGACAGCCGTACAAGGCTTCTGGTAAACCCGCCCCACCGGCCGGTTCAAAACATCCGTCAGCCCTCGCAACTCGGCCTCGAAGGCCCCACCGGCACGGCGCAACTCGCCAATGCTGCCGCGAAACTGCAACTGACGTGCGCTGACATCGGACCAATTGACCAACCACGCACGCACCTCGGCCCCGTCATAGCGTCCCGCCTCGATATCCGCCTCGCGGATCGCGGCATCGCTCAACGCTCCCAAAGCCTCGGTATTATCGACCGAAAGCCCCGTGCTTTGCTGCAAGGCCAAGGCACTCAGGCCCGTGTCGGCCTTGAAGGTGATGCCCTCGAACTCCAATCTGCAATCATGGTCTGTGAACCCCAGCGTCACGCCATCTGACCGCGTCACCGCCCAGCACCGGCAGGTGGTGGTCACACCCGTTTCAAGATGCGCCTTCAACCCCTCGTGCAGCCCGCTCATACCCGGACCTCCACGATCGGCACATTGGGCGCATCGCCCGCCTGAAAACTGGCCAGCGAGGTTTGAATGCGGTCAATGTCAAACCGCACCGGCACGTCGAATTCAAACCCGGCAGTGATCTCAACCCCCTCGTTGGGCGGATGCACGAACCGGACCACCCCGGTCTCGCTGTCCACCTCGTAATGCACGCCCTCTTGCTGCTCATCGCCGCCAAGGCCCACGCGCACCGTGCCCGCCACGGGCTTGGTGATGGGCCGCTCATAGACCTGCTCGCCGGATCGGTATTGCTTGATCAGTTGAAAGGCACTGGTCACATCGTCACCCACCGCGATCACCTGATCGTCGTAGGCCACCTCGGCCCGCGCGCCGCAGGATTTGTAATCGGTCCAATCTTTCCAGCGGAACCCAAAGATCTGCCCCTGCCGCGCCTCGAAAAAGGCAATCAGCGTTTCAATATCGTCCAGACTGCGCATCGCCACCCCCGCGTCATAGCGGCGGCGCGAATGGCGCCACGGCGTGTTGCGCTCCTCGAACCCATTGGCCAGCGTCACAACATCCGTGTGCCGCTCCGGCCCCCCGATTGACCCGAAGCTCAGGCTTGCAGGGAAACGTTCCTCGTGAAAATTCATGGCTCACCCTCCTTAGCGGTTGCGCGATCCGCGCCCGATGGCGCGGCCCAGTTCGGCGGCGATCTGCCCCCTGGAGCGGCGGAAGCCCTCGGCATCAGGGGTCGTGACATTCATCACCACGTTGACCGGCGCACCGCCGCCGCGCGCCTGCACCCCCAGCTTGCCATCCGGCCCGCGCGACAGTGGCATGATCGCCTCCGGCCCGGCCTCACCCATCAACCCAGTGCCACCCCGCATCGGGAAGGTCACCGGCCCGCTGACGATCCCGCCACTGGCAAAGGGCTGCACCCGGCCCTGCGCGAATGACCCGCCCTTCTCAAACGGAAACAGTCCCGACATGAGGCCCCCAACCCCTTGGGCCAGCAATCCGCCCACATGTTCCGTCACCGGTTTCACGGCCGAGTTGAAGGCCGCGTTGATCATCGAATTGGTCATTTTCTCAAGCGCTTGGCTGAGGCTGTCGCCATGCACCACCGCGCCGCGAATGGCCCGGGTCAGGCCCCGCCCGATCCCGCGCTCCAACGTGGCAACATCCTGCCCCGTCTCGGCAAAGCTCTCGCGCACCCGGCTCAACTCGGCGTTAAAGGCCGCCGCCATCCCCGTGGTCTGCCCAAGGGTTTCGTCCAGCGCCTCAACCTGCGCGTCCAAATCATCCAATCGTTCCACGTCATCCATCCTTTGTGTCTTTGGGCGCATCGGGGAAATCGGCCATCAAGGCCTCCAATCCCCCGCGCCGCAAGGGCGCGATCCCGGCCCCCGTGCCCAGCATCAATTCCAACTCTGCTGGCGTCAGCGCCCAGAACTCATGCGGCCGTAGCCCCAGCCCACGCATTCCCGCCTGCATCAAAGCGGGCCAATCAAAGCGCCCGTTGCTCATGCCCCCTCCGGCGCCATG